ACGAACCAACGAAGATGGCGTGCGTGCCGCTCGTCAGAGTCGAGAGGTTGCGGAACGCCGCGTAGCCGGCCGCAGTCACGTTACCCAGAGACAGCGTCTGCACGGCAGTGCCGACCGTCACGACTGCGCCCGCGCCGGCCTGAGTCGTCTGGTCAACGCTCACGCCCGAGGAGGAAAACCGCTCGCTATAGTTGCCGTTCGACACGCTCAGGACGAGCGATGCCTTGATTTCGTCTGACATTAGATGCCTCCAAACTCAAAGATGTCTGCCATTTCCACTTCTTTGTACGGGTAGGCTGTGAGCTCAACTATGAAAGGGTTTCTCACGCCAGGCCCATAGGCCGTCGCATCAGCAATCCGCACCGCTTTGCCGAATCCATCAAGCGGCACGGGCTTGCTGACTGGGTTTCCGGCCACGTCCACGATCGCGCGTCGCTCGCCGTCGACCTTTTCGTTTAGCCCCATGTCGTAATACACGACGACATGCTGTTTAGGGTCGTACAGCCATTCGACGCTGATCGTCCACAGCTGCCGCTTGTCGTCGTAGTCGGCATTGAACCCCTGGCAGAGAAGCGTGCGACGAGTGCAGCCGAGGAACTCTTGAAGGTTGGTCTTGTTCGTGAACGACAACAGCCACGCGAAGTTTGGGTCGCGAACCTGGCTGTTCGTGTAGGTCAGTTTTACGAGGCAGCGAGTTTCGGTCAGGCCGTCCATCGGATCGCCGGCAGTGTTGCGCGGCGGAAGGCCAGGACCTCCAAAGGCGGGCCCGCCGCCCATCATCCCATCGTCGCCCTGGTTTGTGAGAGGAACTTGCTGCTGCTCGGTGGTTACCGTGATCTTCTTCCACGTCTCGGCGTCCGTGCCTTCGGGCTTTTGCTCGTCTGGGTCTTGCGGGTCTTCGCGCTTGTTGTCGTACTCAATCGTGATCTTGGCGGCCCGCTCTTGCTCGTCCCCCCTGAAGTAGGCGAACTTGCGAGAGGTGACGTAAAACGGAATGCCGCCGATGGACTCTAGCGAGTTGAGTAGCGGAATCGGCCGGTTGCCGAGGCCAGCCCACACTGTCTGGTCCTCGACGAGCACGTTGAAGTCCACCTCGCCGTCGAACCTGGCAAGGAACTCCACTGAGCCCTTCATATCAACGGAGCCCTTGGACCCCTTGGACTCGGAGTATTCAAACGATCGCAGTTGGTGGACGGATACGATTGCCATCGTTATGCCATGATCGTCGCGAGCGCAACGGGATCTAGGTTCTTCGCGATTTCTTCTAGGTGCCGAGCCCCTTCTTCTGCGGCATCAGCGGCACGCTTCGCGTCGTCCTTCACGTCAAGCCGCGGGTCTGAACCACGCGCGACGGCGTTCCTGAAGGCCTCGCCCTCGGCCGTGCCGACAACCACAGCCCTCAAGTCTGAGGAACTCACTCGCAGAGTGGCGGCAACGACAGGCGATCTCGCTTGCTGGGTCGTGCTTTTGTCGATGGATGCCGCAGCTTTGCGAGCGGCGTCGCGAAAGCCCTTCACGGCATCCGTCAGCGGCGTGGCGATCGCAGCCCCAGCCGCCGGTGCCACGTCATCAGCGAATGCAGCCTTGAAGTTCTCGCCCGCCTTGGCAAAGTTCTTGTCGATGTCCTTGCTGACCTGCTTGTTGAAGGCGGTCATCTGCTGGACGGTAGCGTCGATGCCCGACGTGTCTAAGAACGCCGCGTCACCGATCTTCTTGATGGCGAACAGCAAGCCCTCAATTGGGCCAGTGATGCCCAAGATGAGCAAGCCAAACGCCGCTTCCAACGTCCGTCCGACGCTGGCGAAAAGCGAGGCAACACGGGATCCGAACTGAAATATCGAGTTCCACTGCCCGCCGATTTGCGAGAGGTAGGCGAACACCTTCTGTACCGATGGCGCGAAGTTCGCGATGAGGTAGTCGCCGACACCGGCAAGGTACTCCGCAGCGTTCAGCAACGCTTCGCCGATGGCCTGCCCGATGTTGGCACCGCCGATAGTTCCAACGTAGTCGGTGAACGTCTGGGCGATCCCGGTGACAGCCGGCGCGAGATGAGCGACCACCTGCTGCACGATGCCCTGAATCGACGCATAGACCCGCGTGAACGAGTCGTTCATGTTTTCGACGTTCTGCCCCTGGGCGTTCGTCAGCGTCAGGCCAAACCGCTCCGCTTCCTGCCGGGCCTTGCGGATCGACTCTGCCCCGCCCTCGAACAGCGGCAGCATGGTCGCGCCACTGCGGCCGAACAGCGCCACAGCCGCGGCAGCACGCTCTGCCGGGCTCTGGATGTTGGCGATGGCCGAGGCAATGGCCTCGAACCTGTCCGCACTCGACATGCCCTGCAACTGCCCGGCATCCAGCCCAAGGTTGGCGAAAGCCTTCTGGGCTTGCTTCGACCCACCCACGGCCTTTTGCATGGCAACGTCCGACTTGGTCATCGCCGTGCCGATCTGCTCGATGCCGACGCCAGCCAGGTCGCCGGCGAGCTTGAGCCCAGCGAGTTCGCCGTAGGTCGTGCCCAGCCGGCGGCTCAGTTTGCTTTGCACGTCGATGCTCTCGGCCGCGGCAGCGGTCATCGACGTGAACGTGTTCACGGCCGACTGTGCCATCGAGAACATCGACAGCTGGCCGAATGTAGAGCCGGCGACGCTGCCCAGCATTCGCAGCGGGTTCAACGCCGAGCCGACCGTGCTGGCAAACCCGCCGAGGCTCTTCCCTGCTCGAGCAAGCCCAGCCGTCAACCCGCCAGTGCTGGCCGTGATGCTGACGTTGACCCTTCCGAAGTTCTTGGCCATGCGTCAGCCCGGTAGTGGGATTGCGTTGAGTGCGGCGAGAATCTGCTGCGGCGTTTGAGCCCGCTTCGGAACGGGCATGAAGTCGTCAACCTTCTTGACCGGCGAGTTCTTGCCCCGGTAGGCGTTGGAGAACTGGGTCATACTCATTGCCGACCGGAGCCATTCGTCGCCCCACGGCTCCAGCAAGTAGTAGCCCATCCACCCGTACAACTGATCGACCGACATCTCCTCCGCGAGAGCGTCAACGTCCACCCGTCCCATCTTCAGCGCCAGCCGGTAGAGGAACAGCAGCACCGGAGACGCCTCTATTTTCCCGCCGCTTCCTCCACGGGATTGGCAAGCATGCCGTTGAGTTCAAAGGCGGCTTGCACGATCCGCTGCACAGCCTCCCAGTCGTAGGCACCGATGGCGGCCTCGTCTGCTTCGCTGAACAGTTGCTTGCCGTCTTCAGCCACGCAGACGAGCGTCACGATCTTGGCGGACAGGTTGTTGAGGCTCACGCCACCCTTGCCGCCGCCAACAATTTCCTCGAGCCGGTTGCGGCCCTTGGCGGTCAACTTGCTGACGTAGACCTCGCTGCCCTCACCGAGTTCCGGCACGGGCACCAACACCTTCGCCAGCGGTCGCCGTCGCTGTAGGAACTCTTCACGACTCAGAGCCATGCGCGCCTCCCTGCGTCACACCAATCAACCAAGGGCACCCGACAGCTTGATCGTCACGGAGCCCGACTGCATGTCTTCCATCTGGGCACCAGCCTCGTAACCGGTCATGTAGCCGAACGCCGACCACAGCGTCACGGCCGTGCCGCCGTTGGCCCAGTACACGCTCACCACCTGATTGGTGGCAACGTTCGCCAGGTCGGCGACGGGCTTCACGGCAGGGTCGTGCAGCACCTCGACCGACAGCTCGCCTGGGTCGTAAATGGCCGAGGCCACGAACTCCTTGACCGTGGACTGCATGTGCGTCGCATCGGCCACGGCCCTCGCAATGCCGCTGTGATTCACGCCGGTGATCTTGTAGCCGGTCGCGGTGTGCAGCGCGGTGCCGAACGAAACGTAGGTTCCCTGTCCGATGTCAGCAGCCATGTTCAACTCTCCGAGTGGGTGATCTCGACTGTCAGGTCCGTCCGGTAGATTGGCGTCTGGTCGCCGGGGTTGGCAGGCTCTTGCTGGTCGTTTTCGTCCTTGACCGTAACGAGCCGAACCGCCGCCGTCCGCTTGAATTGTAAGGCTGCCCTGACCGCTCGCCCGAGGTTGCGGCAGTCCACCAGACGGGTCGAAATACACGACACCGTGTACGTCGTCCGCGTGATCCCGGTCATGCCGGTCATGTGCATGTACGGCCCACGGCTGGCGTCCTGGCGGTCGAACACCAGGCACGGCATCGCCGTCCCCTGCGGAGCCTGGACGGCGTAGATCCGCGAGCCCACGGACGCTGCGATGTCGGCTGAGACCGACAGCAGCTGCATGAGGGATTCGTCGATGAACGTCGTGGCT